GAATCCTCATTCTCAGGGGATGATCCCATCAAAGAGGTGCAAGTTGCTGCTGGATCCGCTCAAGGAGCACTTGATTTCCCCATTGATCATGACAATATCGCAGTAAAGCTCAAATCTGCTAAGTTAAAGATCGCTGCATTCGATGAAATTGGCGGTATCAAGAGAGTTAGAGTGGTTAAACCTGGATCAGGATACGATCCTGAGGAGCCACCTGATGTATTTGTAACCGATCCTGAGTATATTGAGTATGAAAGTCCCGACATCGGAGACATTGCTGCGCTAGGACAGGGTATTTCTGATCAGTTTGCTAATGTTGAGGGTGGTTTACCCACTGGTAAACAGCAAGATCCTACGGATTGGATCAATACTAACACTGGAGAAGAGTTTAGAGGGGCACCTACTGAGTTTCAGTCCCTAGGTACTACGGGTCTTGGGTCTGCAACCTCCCCTAATCAGGTGGCAAACACGGGTTTCACTATTATGAGCACCCCTGTTGCCTCTGCAGCACCTGATTCTTACATCAGAATGGCGGAGCTTGACACTGAGAATGAAACAAAACTGTGTTTTGACCTCCCACCTAACTGTTTGGAGGTGAATGGTCGCGGTAATGTGCTTGATGCCATCCCTAAAAAGGACTTCTGGGAGATCATGAGTGGTCTCGATGACCGCATTCGTGGGTTTGAGTCGCAAGTTATGCCCGATATCTACAAAACAGTCGGTGAATTGGATGAATACCAAGAGTCAACGTCGCATGTTTACGGTCCTTTCCAGAAAAACCGCTGTTTGACCATGGGACAACCCAAGGTTTACAACATCAGACGCTGGTTTGACATGCCATGTGCGTACATTAGCACTACTGAGAAGGGATCTGCCGTTGTTGACATGATTGAGAAGGGTAGAAACCTCACTGATGAGCGTGCTTTCGGTTATTTGCCTTACAAATACTGCGCTTCTAAGGTCAAAGAGGCAGAATTTAACGTGTCAATCATGATTGAGGGCAGAACTACAGGATCTATGGGTGATGACTTCATGCAATACCTCGAAGATTTCAAAAAACCCAAGGTAACACCGCGCAGAAAGGTGTCTGGTGGTTATAAAACGTGGAATTGTAGCAATGGAGCGGTCGATGGGCGCTGCTATCGCGATCCTAATGACCAAAATGACATTATTTTCGTCCCAGTGGGTCTAGATGAGAATACTTTTGACTATAACCGTAGTGGTTTCACGGAATATGAGCAATTCCAGCTCTGGTTGGGTGATAATCTGACTGGTGGTGGTCTTACATCGGCATCTTTTGGATTGACTTGGGTTGATGATGAGACAACTACAACTACAGTAACCAATCCAGACGGATCAACCTCATCATCTTCATCTACTACGAGTTATGGTGGCAGCACAACGCCTCAACCATACACTGCATTTACTGTAGACTGTAGTCCAGACCCTGGCAGCACGAATGTGCCTAACCATGATTGCTGGGACAAGTATGTACGTGCCTCAGGATCGCCCTCAGACGCCCCTCTAGACGTTTACTGTGGTTATGATACCAATGGTGACCCGATCGCTGGGAAACGCTTCTGGGAGATCAACGGACCCGCTAACGGCACTACACCAGATGGACATACAACCGCCACTGGACCACTGAATCCTTTCTGCTCAACCTGCGTTTCAGGAGCTGGATATACTGGTGGTTTGTTTTACACTCTGCTTGGATTGGGTGGTGGACCACCTGCGTGTGGTCTAGATAATGTGAATGACGCATCTATTGCTATTGACCCATCTAGAATGTATACCAACGAAGATGGAGACACAGTATTGAAGATGGGATCTTACAGCGGCACAATGCGTGTAAGGAATTGGTTGACTGGTGGCGTCCAAGCACTCAGTAATGCTATCAATAACTTTGGTAACCCATACTTCTCCGAGTGCGATGTGGCAAGACCTGACACTGCAGGTAAGGATATTAACCAGGAGTTTTAATGGCATTCGGATTTCTAAAACCAGTTGCATCACTGAATGGTTTGCCATGCTCAGGTCATGGTCTCTGTCTGCCTTCTACCATCCACTCAGTGCAGGCGTGTGGCACCCCTCCTGTGCCCTACAGCATCGTCATTAAGAATTTTACATGCTGGTGGCCACCCACACCTCTAATTCCCCTTTCAGCAGTCAATCCAATACGAGCAACAGTGCTGGTGCAGTTTATCCCCATCATGATCGGTGGTGATACATTCACTCCCCACATTGCTTTGTGTACAAATATTGTGATTTACATCTGCCCTTGTGGTAAGGGTGTGTGTCCTATTCCTACACCTATCCCATGCAGCACACTGACTATTGAAGACTCTGGTGGAGTGGGACACCCGAGAGTCCTCTTCCCCACTACGTTGACAGTGTTTGCATTTAAGATACCTGTCGGCAGGATCCTAGATCCACTAGGTGTTGGATTCCCTGGATTCTCATATCCATGCTCTTCAGTGGTTGCCTTTGGTCACCCAACTGTGCTATCATCCTAAGGTAGTTTGAAAGGGACTAATGCCCGCTAAAGCAAAGACTGGACTGGTTAAAGATGGATGGGTGCCTGGTAAACCCAAGATGACTCGACAAGGGGCATCGGGCAATACTAAATACTCAGCATCATCTCGTAACAAGAAAGGTAAGCGTTACCGTGGTCAAGGTCGATGAGAGCTGAGACCCGAGAGTCTATGGAGATGCTTTGGTCTGCTAAATGGAATCTTCCTAAAGCAGCAAATCACTGTGGACTCTCGTATAAAGAAATGAAGATTACCTTTAACGAGTATTGTAACTTCCACCCGCCCTCATATAATCATGAAGAGGAAACTCAATTTCATTTCCCAAGACAAGGAGATGGCACTAATTCAGGAAATGATCTATCGGATCCAAATGGAGGATCCAGACATTCACCCTGATAACACTTGTTTCCTATGTGTCTCACCAGACTACTCTAGTATCGTAACTCAACATTTGAGTCATGCACTAAGCAAGGATGGTGAGATTTATCATATTGAAGCAGTGAATGTACCCTTTCCAGATGAATCGGTTGAAAACTATGCTAAGCGATTTACCATAGACTTTCTGTCGTGGACTCTAGACTGGGACAACTTTGTATTGATCGAAGCAGGTGTCATCAGAGGTGGCAACTACACTTGGATCACAGACATCATGGAAGAGTATCAAGTGGTTGGTGATCGCAAGCCATACTACACCGTTGCTCTTTGTGAAAATAAAGGAAGCAGATTCAAGTCTGACTTCGTTTCCCATTATTATGACAATTCCCAAGAAGATTTACACTTCTGGTGGGAGCGTCCTAACAACCATTGGGAATGTCCATAAATAAAATTACCATGTGGAGGAATCATCGTGGCTAACAGTCCAGTGCCTGACCAGAGTGAAGACTTTATCAAATCGGGTATGCGGCTAATAACCGACCCACGAAGTGATAAATATCTTCATAAGGTGAAGAAGAATATTCAACCACCTGAGAGACCAAAGAAAAAAGAGGGTTAAATGCCTGCTTACAGATTCAGATCAGACCAGTACGTCAGTAGAGGATTTAAGGACTTAGCAATTTCCTTCAATTCAAATCCTTCTACTGACGATTTTGGTGCTGTCAAGAATGAGAGAGCAATCAATCAATCTGTAAGAAATTTGTTATTGACTATATTAGGTGAAAGACCTTTTCAGCCGAACATTGGAAGTCGGGTGAAAGGTCTTCTTTTTGAGCCATGGGATCCATTCTCGAAGGATGCGATTAAGACTGAAATCCGTGATTGCCTTCAACGTCTTGAACCGAGAATCACTGTCCAGGATGTCCGCATCAGAGACAACAGTGATCTCAACGAAATTCAAGTTGAGCTTGAGTATTTGATCACTGGTGAAAACATATCCCAAGAAGTAACATTCCTCTTAGAGAAGACCTGAAATGTCTGCAATCCCATCACAACTAACGTCGTTAGACTTCTTTGAGATTAAAGAGTCTATCAAATCTTACCTCAGAACGCGTAACGAGTTTACTGATTACGACTTTGAAGGTAGTGCTGCGTCATATCTGATTGATATCCTAGCGTATAACACATACTATACAGCATTCAACGCTAACATGGCGCTGAATGAAGCATTTCTTGAGACTGCTACGGTAAGAGACAATGTTATCCGCATCGCAAAGCAGTTAAATTACACTCCTAGGTCAATTAAGGCACCTAGAGCGTGTGTAACTATCCGCGTGCAAACACAAGTTTCACTGAATGGCACCACATTCCCAGAATTCTGCACACTTGCTGCAGGGGATGTGTTTGTTGCCCGTAACTTTAACGATACTTACACCTTCTGTGTAACTAGAGAGTTGCAAACTACTGTAGATCCCTCAACTGGTATCGCAGTATTTGACCCTGTGTTGGTTTATCAGGGCAACTTGCTTAAGTATAACTACACAGTTGACTATACTAAGAGACAAGACTATATTATCCCCGCTGAAAACGTAGACACCGCCTTGGTTTACGTTGATATCTCACCTAACGCACAGTCGCAAGAGATTGACACCTACAACCTCGCTGCAAACGTAACTACGCTCAACAGCACCTCTCGTGTTTACTACCTTGAGGAGTCAGATGACCTTAGATACCGTCTGATCTTCGGTGATGGTGTGCTTGGACGTAAATTGATCGATGGTGAATTCATCAGACTGTCATATGTGACCACTTTCGGTCAAGAAGCAAACGGTTGTAAGGACTTTGCCTTCATTGGCACTATTAGAGACAGTGATCAACGCGCAATTGCACCTGCAAACATCAATGTTGTCACTAGAGAGTCTGCAGCAGACGGTGAAGAGCGTGAAAGTGCGCTATCTATCAAGTTTAGAGCACCTAGATCATTCTCTACTCAAAACAGAGCAGTGACTGAAGCGGATTATGAGCATATTGTCTCAGAAATCTATCCTCAGGCAGCGGCAGTGACCGCATATGGTGGTGAGAAACTTACTCCACCCATTTACGGTAAAGTTTATGTTGCTATCCGTCCAAAAACGGGTAACAAACTGAATGAGACGACAAAAGCAAAGATCAAAAACGATCTGAAGCGTTATACGGTTGCATCGATCGATCCTGTGATCATTGATCCTACCATTTTCTACGTTATTCCAAAATCTTACGTTTATTACGACGGTAATAACACTAATAAGAGTGGTGCTCAACTCGGAAGTGATGTTCTTCGCAATATTGACCAGTATAACAGGAATGGTCAGAATAATCGCTTCGGTGGTCGTGTTGATCTGTCGAAATATAACGCAATGGTCGATAATAGCGACCCTTCGATCTCTGGTAGTGTCACACAGATGACAGTTGGTCAAAATCTTGACCAATTCGAGTTTGGTAACGTATTTACTCAATGTCTGGACTTCGGTAACCCACTTTACAACCCTGGCGACTATTCAGGAAGTCCTGAAGGTGGAGATGGCACTTCTTGCTCTACAGATGCAGATTGTCCAGAGGGTCAAGTCTGTATTAACGGTAGATGTGAGCAGGATCCCAATGCTGGTGGCGGAGATTCAGGATCTTGTGCTCCTTCCTTCTCTGTGGTCAAATCTGGCACCTTCTATGCAACAGGTTACTCAGAAGATCTCGTTAATTTGAC